GCATGAAAATTCATTTCTTGTTCAGCACCATTTTCATCTATAACAGTAAATTCAACATTATCAATATATAATAATTGTTCTTCTACTGCATCTATAAAACGACTTCTATTGTGTCTTTTTACACCAAAACTTATCTCAGTATAATTAAGAGCATATGTTTCTTCATAATAAACTTTAGTCCCATCTGAAAATGTTATAAAAGGATTTTCTTTACCTGTTTCTAAGTTAAACCTAGGTATAATAAAATCTGTTTTATAATTATAACAATTACATTTGAACTTTTTACCATTGTGTACAGTTTCTATAGTATAGAAATCAACGCCTGTTGAGAGTGCGACTTTTGCACCCAAACCAAATGCGCCAAAATTCTCGCTAGTATTTCTTTTCGTAGAATAACCTAGCTCTAGAATTCCTTCTAACCTTCTACCACCAATACCTACACCACGATCTAGTACAGTAAATTTATCACAAAATCCAGTACCTTCATTCTGTTTATATGTAAGATGTACTTTATGTTCATCAAGATTTAAATAATCTTTACTGTAATATGAAGGGTCAAAGTTACTGTCTGAGTAAGCTTCTCCTTCTCGCTGAATATAGTAGTCTTCTGCTTTCTTTGTACCTCTTAGTATCTCTAGGGCCATTTCCTTCTCACGCTGAGAATCACATGCATTTGTAGTTAACTCTCTAACTGTTGATGGAATTGGCTGGGAGTACTGAGACGCTTGAAGAATATCAAAGACTAGCTTTTCAGCACCTTTGTTGATTTTCTTCTTGACACCCTCTTGTCCACTTTGGATGTCGCGATCAATTGTTTTAATACTCATTTTATAAATTCTTTTAATTTGTTATAATACTCTCTTTGAACTTTAGTCAACATCCATTCTTGTGCAGGATGTATCCTATTTTTATATGTATATCCATAGATATACGAGACTGCAGGAAATTTCTCCTCTAGCCTTTTTTGATACCAGCAATCTTTACCAGAGTCTGTAACCATAGGGCCAGGCATATCATAATAATATAATATAGCCCCATTAGTTTTTATCCTACGAGATTTAAACAGTCCTATATAATGACTGCCTGAATTGTAAGACACTCTAATTAAATCGCCTGGCTGTAACTCATCAACCCATTCATGGACTGGAGTTACATTCTCCATTTGATTCATGTCATAAATTTTTAATTATTTCTATAGTTTCAAGTACCTGTTTTTGATTTTTAGGTACAAACAGTTTACAATTAGGATTAGTTTCTTTCAAAAGTTTTTTAAACATCTTCCATTTTAATGGAAATCTATCATTAGCATAACCTTTGCATTCTATAATCCATGCACGATCGGGACAAAGAAAGTCAGGCGTATATGTTATTGCTCTAACCTTTTCTTTTCCTCTGTTTTTATAACCTGTTGTTGATTGTTCGTAAGCATCTGATGTGTAATAAAAACCCTCAAGAAGTGTGTATCTTTCACTTTCGTATTCTTGTTTAATACCAGCTTCTTTTAGTTTTCTATAAGTAAATGCTTCTAATTTTGATCTAAATTTTATTCCGTCTACTGTGGTTTTTTTACTCTGGATTTTTCCCTTTTTGCGTTTGTATCTTCTCATATATAAATTGTTTCACCTTACTAAAACCATGAACAACAACGGCATCAGATATGTCTTTTGCACCCCAATCTCTTGGAATACATAGATTATCTAGTTGATATTCTTTACATATTTTATCAGCCATTGTTTGTCCAGGTTTGTCGTTATCGTATAGTATCACTATTCTTTTGAATCGTTGTCTAAGTACTTGCATGAACATCCCATTTGGCAACTGCATCTCACTCTGCATTGCGATGGAGTGCACGCGCATAGCGAAAAGACACATAACATCTTTAAGGGAAGATGTAATACATAGCACATTACCTTCACTAGGAAGTTGATCATAGCCTTGAACGATTTCTTTATTAGTGTTACTAAACCATTTGTTTTCTGTTTCATAAGGAGCGTAAATTTTAATTTTAGTGTTAAACCTAAAAGCATAAGTAGGAGTTTTAGCTTTGAATCTATTTTCATTTATCCAATAATATGAGATAGGCTTAACTGCAAAGTTACGCAAAATTTTTTTACTTATATGAAAGGGTTTCCAGAAATTAGCATCATTTATGTCCCAATCTCTACTTTTTATCTTAATAATAGTAACTTTTTGGTCTATTATTTGATTTCCGTACAGTTTAGGAGGCTTGGACCGCACTATTCCATTAGTAGTAGCCAGCCTTAAATTAAAATCATTGCTAATCTGAATTAACGCATCAGTAAATGTAAGTCCGTATTTATATTGAACATATCCAAAACAATTAAACGTATGATCAGGATACCCAAAGTCTTTATATAACAAGTTACCGTTATATGCAACTATAGATGCTGAAGGGCGTTTGTCTTGTCTAAGTTCACTACAAAACTTTTTACTAAGCTTTGTAAATACAGGACAATAATATTTAAATATATCAAACTCTGTTATTTTTTCCAGTATTGTTTCTGTGTGTAATATATCATTACTTGGTCTCGATGTTATCATATCAATGTGTGTTAAATAAAACTATACAAGTGAGGAACGTAACAAGTTTCACAAAGTATAACAGGATGTTAATATAATATTACAACCTCACCTGTATAGTCATTGAAAAGAAAGTGTATAACTGCCCGCGGGCTATTCTGATTCAATCCTTAGCACCAAAATAATTATACACTTTCTTAATTATTTATACCCAATCTTTGTCTTCATCACCAGAAGAGAATGGAAGATCTTCTACACCACTAGGGTCAGGAGATACAACAGCTAACTCAGGTTTAAACTCACCCCATTTAAGGTCAGTAGCAAACTCTGCGTTAAATGATCCATACTCATCATTTAGTGACTTAACAAATAAATCGTCTCTTTGTGGTTTAATTCTACCAAATACCTTAGTATACACTTGTTGATATTTGCCATCTTTAACACCCACTAGTAAACGAACTTGATTGTTTTTTAGAACTGTAATCAACTGTTTAAGCTCTGAAATGTCACCTTGTACTATCTTGTCAATAGTCTCAAAGTATACATCACCACCTGGTGCTACGTTAGCCCATGCTTTGACAAAGTTAATTAAAGTTTCTTCACCACCAAAAGCTTTTCTTGATGTTTCTGGTTTTTGCCACCAGTCGTAATCAGGCTTGTCTTCTGCCCATGTAGACTGACCTACTGCATTTAACCATTGAAACTTACCAGTTTTACTAGTTCTAGCTTTGTTTTGCATTAAGATTTCCATTCTAGTTGTTAGATCTTCATTCTTAACCCAAAACGTTAACTTAAAGTAATCCTCACCATTTAGTTCTAAGAAATAATTAGGTTCTTGTCTTACCTTGATATCCATAGCATGTAGCTCCTGCATTGTAGGATTTACTGCTATGACATTGAAGTTTGATAATCCTGAGTAGCTTTTAATACCACCCATAACTTCTTGATCTGAATTGTTGCTTGTTATAGCCATTTTATAAAATTTTTTAGTTATTATTATTATATTCTGTGTTCATTAGCCCAGTCATCAGCACGAGCTTCTAAAGATTCATTATATTTATCTTCTTCTGTATAAAACACCTCTTCTTCTGTCTTAGCGTCATTGATAGGTTCTAAGCGCTCTGCTTGTTCTATCTGTATTTGATCTTCTAAGTTAGTTTGACCAGGCAATATGTCTGGGTCAGTATGAACAGTGTCATCAACAAAATTGAAAGATAACTTTTTTACTCTTTTAGCTTTTTTGCCTTTTAGTACAGGATGATCAAACATTTGCTTGACTTCCCAAGCTTCTAAGTTGTACTTAGTTTTGATTCCTGCACGATCTATACCATTTTCTAGATCGTCCAAGATCATTGAAGTTGTTATAGTTTCAGGCGTAGCTGAGTCCGTGTTCCCTGTATCAGGGTTAATTCTAGTTTCTACCATTTTAAATGTGTTTTAAAAATTAATCAATAAATATTTGTTTCCAGTCAAGCATCATGTCTTGACCTTTTAAGTGATCACAACGAGATCCTGCAGTTATATCATTTTGTGAGTTAAATGAAATCATAGTGTTTTCACTATCTCTGTATATATAACCAATAGCATCTGCGTTTGCGCATGTTATCTGTTTGATCTTACCCGTTAAGTCAAGATCTTTAGAAGAGACTTCTTTCCCTTTCTTATCAAGCATCTTGTCTTTGAGATGACCAACTAATATCACGTGATCTGCTAGTTTATTCAGCCTATCTACCCATCTTTTGAATGCAATTCTAAGATATAGATAACCTGCACCGTTAGGAAGAGATAAGACAGAAACGCCTTTTTGATCCTTATCAAAGTTTTTACCCATAGGAGTATTTTGATAAATCTTCTTGCCTTCTATCTCACACCATTCCTCAAGCTTTGTAACTGTATCTATAGCTACATACTTGTATGGTTTTTTATTCTGCATTATCTTTTTACCAACTTCAGCTAGTTCAGTTAGATTAGAAACTTTTACCTTTAAAGCTTCTATCATATCTGAACCTTCTTCTAAGTCAATAATTAGACAGTCATCTAATTGACTCAATGCAGTTGTTTTGCCTATCTTAGGCGGGCCATAAATGACCATGTTTTTAGGAGACTTACGTAAAGCTCCAACTTTAGTTTTTGGTAATTCCATGTTAAAAAATGTATCTGATTGTGTTCCAAGGTACCACTTTGTTGTGCATTTCAAGGAACTGATTAATAAATTGTCTTTTTAGACCTGATCTATATCTAAGATTCATACCACCATATTGTGATTGCTTAGGTTCTTGCCATGATGACTTCCATAAATCATCTTCTGCTTTAGGATTTTGTGTAAGATTGTGTTCATGTCTATTTTTATTGTGTGTTAAAAATATACACTCTGCTAACACCTCGTCTTTATAATCTACGTAGTCGTTTAGCATATTAAACAAATCTTTGTAGTCATCTAACCACCCATCATATACTATAATAGGAGAGTAGTTAACATGCACATCATAACCAGCATCAATAAAAGCATCTATAGCTTTTATACGATCTATAATCTTAGATGTGTTAGGCTCATGTATGTCAGCTTTATGCTGTGGCATGAGACTAAACCTAATTCTAACCTTACCTTTAGGATCAAACAACGTCAAATCTGGGTTTA